GTAGACCTTGACGGTCGCATCGGTGCCGGTGGTGCCAACGCCGTTCATGCGAACATAACGCTTGGAACCCTTGTAGCCAATGCCGCCGATGATCTTGTTGTCATCGCCATCGGCAGTGACAGACAGGGCAATCGTGCCGTTGACAGAATCAGCCGCAACGATGGCCGCAGCGTCACCGGCAACGGTCGTGTCGGAGTGCTGAGCCGTGAAGGTGAAACCAGCGGTAGCGCCAGCGTCAGTCACGGTGTCGGTGGCAAGCATGAGCGTCACGGCGTCGAAGCCACGAGTATCAACCCACGAAGTAGCACCGGCAGTGGTGCCAGAGAGAGTCACGGTGCCAAGCAGAACAACCTGCTTGTTGGAAAGCATATCACGCATCTCAAGAATCCTTCTTATCGGCGTGGTTGCGGAGCGGCGTTATTGCCGCCCCGCGTTAGTGCTTTAGGCAGTGAACTCGATCAGCTTGAGAGCCTCAAAGTTCACGACATCGCCGCCCACACGCTTCGTGGTGTAGAACTCAACGTAGGGCTTGGCAGAGTAGGGATCGCGCAGAGTGCGGATGCCGAGGCGGTCCACGATCTGATAGGCTTCGCGCATATCGCCAACGGCGATGGAGAGCGAATCCGTGGCCGGATCGGGCATGTCCTCAAAGGACGCGACCGGATAGCCGAGCAGCGAAGCGGGCTGACCGGCAGCGATGCCGGGAGACCACAGGTAAGCGCCGTCCGAGTCCTTGAGCTTGCGCGTCAGCTTGAGCGTGGCGCGGTTCATGAACCAAGTTGCGTTGGCGCGGTACTGCTGCTTGAGGCCATAGAGCGCGTTGATGAGAACATCGCCACCGTTGGGAGCGGCGGCAAATGCGCCGTTCACGCCGGTATCGAAACGCTCGATGGTGCCGGGAAGCGTGGTGCCAGACGAATAGGTCAGGAAGCCACGGGGCTTATTGACGCCGTTGCCGACAACGAAAGCGTTGGCTTCGTCACGGGCGAACTTCTCGGAAACCTTGGAGGCAAGCCATGCTTCCATGTTGATCGAGGCGTCATCGAGCAGCTTTTGCGTAGCCTTGGGCTTCGCATAGAGTTCGTGGGCAGGAATGCGCCACTTGCCAAGCTGCGGCGTGTTGGTCTCGGGACGGCTGTCCGTTTCTCCAACCCAGCCCGAAGAGGCTTCGTTGAGATCGAACAGACCTTCGAGGGCATCCGAAGAGATGACCTGGATCGAGGCGTATGCACGCATCGGGCTGGTCTCGAAGACCTTCATCACGATACGGCCAGAGAGGTCGGGATTGACCACATAGCCGCCATCTGGATCGGTGCCGACCGACAGAGCCTTGCGCTCATCCGGCCCCATGACTTCTTCGCCCTTGCGGAGGAAGGTGTCGAACGCGGCTTTGTAGCCGTCCATGTCGGCAGCGCCGAAGGAACCAGCAACAGCGCCACGGCGGCGTGCGTTCATGGAGGCCCACTCCTGGGCCTTGCGGTCCAGATCGACCACTTCGCCACGCTCGTCGGTGACGATGCGGGACTGACGCTTGGAAGCCAGAACGGCCTCGTCAGCGATCTTCTGGGCCTTCTCAAGATCGGCTTCGATCTTCTGAAGCTTGGCCTCGGTCACGACATCGGCGCTGCCCTTCTTTTCGATCTGGGCAAGGCGTTCGTCGTTGGCTTTCTTGAACTCTTCGAATCCGGCGTGCAGCGCGTCAACCGCGCCGATGGCCTTCTTGATTTCCTCTGACATGCAGGAATTCCTTTAGCTTTGACAGTGACTGTAAAAGGGCGTCTACGCCCTCGATTACGGCCTCTTCATCGCCAGCGTCCCGCTGTCTCTGTAGGGCTTTGAATCCGTGGAGAGTGAGAGCCACGGCCTCTTTGCGAGAGTATCCTGCATCACGCAGGAAACGCTCGAAATCTCTTTCGGTGGTGATCGACTTGACGTTTGTCACCTTTGCATCCGGCAGCATCGGGAACGTCACAAGACTGATCTCGAACAGGTCCAGTTCCATCAGTTTGCGAACACGACCATCGCCCTCAGGGATGGCTTCCATTGTTCGGTATCCGATAGACATGGAATCGATGGCCCCGGCGCGTAGAAGCGCCATTGCCTCGCGGCCTTTTTCTACTTCTTTGAGCAGACGGCCACGGACAAACAGGCCACGCTCGTCCTCGTAGATGTCGTCCCAGACGCCGATGGGCTGGCTCATATCGTGCTGCCATAGCATCTTGACTTTACGAGAGCCGAGCGATTTGCGGAATGCGCCGCGTTCGACCACATCCATTCCCTGATCGACAACGCCGAACACGGAGGCATAGCCCTCGAAGACGCCATCTTGATCCGGTTCGCGCTTGAGCGTCAGGGCAACGGATTTATGCTGGATCGGTTCGGACATGAACTTGTCGCCCTCTTCTCTGCGAACTATTGCGTTGGCCCATGAGCGGCCAGGATCACCGCCCCACAAGGCCCATGCGATGCGGCCAGCGGACGGATAGCCATCCTCGCCGGGGGAGAATCCTTGGCCTTGCTTGTCCACCTCATGGCGGGCGAAGTATGAGACCATGCGCTTGACGGTATCGAGCGAAAGGTTGCGGCGATTCTTGATGTCACGAGCGCGGGCAACGCCGATCTCGGTTCCGCCACGGTTGAACTCATCACGCCATTCGAGGCCGCGTGTGGCTTCTCGTGCCATTGCCTCGTTGGGAGAGAACCCATCGGCCTTGCCTTCCCACTTGGAAATGCAGACGGCATAACGCTGATCTTCATCAGGAAAATCAGACATCGCCTCCTCGTCGCTCATGCAACGGGAGAGAAATTCGTCTTCGCTTTCGGTCGGGCCGGGGCTAGGCATGAGGGGAATATATCATTGCTTGATTGAAATCACAACATGGCCTCAAGGGCGGCTTCGTCCACGATGTAACCAACGGCGCAACGGCAGTTGATGACCTCATCTCCCGGGCCTTCTGGATCACCGGGAAACATGAGTTCGGCATCGCCAACCTTGAATTTTTCGTCCATGCCCACCGGCGGTTGAGTAGCAGCGATTCGATGCGTATCTCTGGTGCGGTCATCAGCAGCAGCCAGCCACTCGCGGGACAATGGCAAGCCAGTCTGCTTTGCGGCCTCCTGGGAGCCGTAATTAGCAGCGCCGTGCGTCTCTGTGCGGGCAATCACGTTCGCCCGGGTCGAGGACAGGGAAGGCACCAGATCGAGGATGGCATCGGCAACCCCGCGCTGTCCAAGGCCTTCGCGATAGCCGCGATCCACGGCATTGACAATCTGGCGGCGGGTTGTTTCCGTCACCTCGGTGATGCGGCGGCGGATCATCTCCTGCTGGACATAGCGCAGCGCCAGCCGCGTCATGATCTGGGCAAAGGATTCCTTCGTCTCCAGCGGCAGGCCGTGCGCCTTGCCTTGGTCGAGAATGCGAAGCCCGAATTGCGTGATCGACGCCATCGCCATCTGGCGATAGGTCGCCTCGATGCGGTCATGGAATCCGCGCGGTAAAGTCACCTGATTGGTCTGGAGCCACATCTCCACCATGTCTTTCATGGCGGTGGCGATCTCGCGTTGCAGGCGGGCGCGGAATTGAACCGTCAGGCGGTCGAGCAAGGCGACCTGACGGCGATGCTCCCGGCGCTTGTTATTATCGATTAGGCGTCGTGCCATAGGCCACAGCTTTCATTTCCTCGACTGTCATGTCAACTGAGGTGTCTCCTGCCATGCCGAGGGGAATCTCGGCACTGGACACAAACAACGTATCACCTCCTTCAATTGGCCCATAGCCCTTCAAGGCGCGGCGTTCGTTGATCGTAAGGTCCTGTGACTGATCCGCCATCTGCCACATGGAAAGACGCTTCTCGGCAATGGCCGGAATGCTGTCGATGCCGAGCCATGCGTTCCAATCGTTCACGATCATCTGAAGCAGTGGGAGCGCCGTGTCTTCCCAGAACGCCAGACGGGCCTCGGCATAATTGGAATAGGTGTTGTCGCCGGGAATGCCGAGCAACTGCGGCGGCACGCCGAAGGCTAGGGCAACGTCACGGGCCGAGGAGAACTTCACCTCGATGATGCCCATGTCAGTCGGGCTTAGTCCCATCTGCTGCCAGTCGAGGCCACCTTCGAGGAGCATCGGGCGACCAGCGTTCGAGGAGCCAGAATATTGCTCTTCGATCTGGGCCTTGAGGCGGTTGAAGTTCTCGTCTGATAGCGTGCCGGAATCCTTGACGGTCAATGCACCTGACGGACGCGCCGAGTTCTGAAGCAAGGCTTGCATCCAGTTCATGGCTTCGTTGTTCTGGTCGATAGCGTATGAACCTGCCTCGATTGGACTCATGCCGTACCAATCGTTCAACGGGTTGAACAGCTTCAAGTGCCGCACATCGCAGGTAAGCGTGCGCGGGTCCATCTCCCATCGCACCTTGTTCTGGCCGAGCGTGTACTCGTATGCAGACGGGATGCCATTGGATGATGGAACAATCTTCATGCGGTCTGGTCGAAGCTGGTAAAGCTCCTTGACCTCGCGGCCCACCATGAACCGCTCTTCGTAGCCGTTGCCCGCGATCATCAGGAACGACACCTTGGCGCGAACGTAATCGGAATAGGACTGAAGCGGATTCGGTCGTTCGAGCAGGGTGATGAGCGGGTGGTCAACCAGTTCCGTCTCGCCACGGTAGACGCCAAGATTGACGGATGCGATGGCATCAGCGATCCGGTTGATGGCCTGATATGCCACCACGTTCTTGCCATAGGCTTCCCTGGCGAAGGATTCATAGTTGCGTGGAGACCACACGGCTTGGCCGGGATTGATCACCATCAGCTTGGCGGCAGCGGATTCCTTGCGCTCTTGCGGGCGGCGGAAACGGTCAAAAAGTCCCATCTAGAACCTCACAAGGCGCGAACCGCAGGAGCAGACTGCGGCGCGGTCATATCGGAAATTGCACTCATTGCGGCGTCTATCATATCATCATGTGTGCCGTTGGGAAAGACCGAGGCCTCGGACATGAAATCGGCCAGGTGATCAATGTTGGACATGATGTAGACATTGCCGGATTGAACGTAGGGCGCGGCATCGAAGGCGCGTGTCACTTTGTCGGTGTTGCGCTGGATCGGAATGATCGGAATGCCCTCGCGCTTCAGCTTCTGGATCAGGCCGGTGCCGCTCACCTTGTCTTCGACCTTGAAGGCTCGAAGCGGCCCATGATACGGCTGGGAATGATGCTTCTGCCAAAACGCGCGGGCCATCGTCTCAAGTTCTGGAGCCTCCCACTTGCCGCGTGCCATATCGAGCAGCACGATCTGTCCGGTTTGCGTTTGACCCCAGCATTGGAAGACGGAATAGTCATTCTGCTCCTTTGTCTTTTGCGCGGTATCGGCATAGATCGCCCGCCACTTGAGCGGCGGCATAGCCTCATAGAACCGCCACCATTCATCCTTGAAGATGCCGCCGCCGATGGGTGAGGGGCGTTGTTGAAGCTGCCCTGCCACGGCATAGGTGCCGAGCGAGCGTTCTAGCTCTTGAACCTGTTCCTCGGGGAAACGGTCAGGAAACATCAATTCGCCTTCGACCTTGCGCGGGTCAGTCCATCCTATGCTTGTGGGCTTCGCACGGTCTGGCTCGTATCTCATCGGGATGCATAGATGATCATATCCGAGATCGAGCGCCACGGCGGAAACATCGCCTTCGTTCAACCGCTGCATGATGATGACGATTGCGGATTGTTCATTGTTGACGCGGGATGGCAGAGCTTCGCGGAATGTCGTGATGCCGCCTTTCAGTTTGGCTGGGCTGTTGGCATCATCGACGGAATGCGGATCGTCGATCAGCACGCGGTCGCCGCGTGAGCCTGTCATGCTCTCGAATGCCATAGCCTCGCGAAATCCGGTGCGTGTGTTCTCGAATTTGGTCTTGGCGTTTTGGTCGCCAGTCAATTCGACGGGCCACAGGGATTGATACCACTGCGACTGGATAAGGCGGCGGCACTTGAGGTTGTCGCGAATGGCGAGTTCTTGCTTGTGGGCGGTGCCGAGGTATCTGAGTTCCTGCATGTCGCGCGGTCCCCATTCCCATGCGGGCCAGATAACGCCGGTCAAGAGTGACTTCATCGATCCTGGCGGGACGTTCATGAGCAAGCGTCTGATGTCGCCATGCGTCACGGCTTCGAGGTGTTCGCATATGGCATCGAGCGCCCATCCCCACTTGAGCGGCGTTGATGGTTCAAGGATGTGCCATGCACGTTGTGCGAAGTGAACGAGTGATCGGCGGCAGATTTCTTTTTCGACCGCCGCAAGGTCAGCGCCGTTTAGATTGTGCATCCGCAGCCCGCATGATTTCGGCCAGCGTCTCGGTCGAAAGAACGGACACATCGAGAGACGGACGCGGCGTCATGGTGCCGTCTTCGCTTGTGAGATCGACGGAAGCCTTTGGCATACCTAGGCCGCGATCTTCGCTTTCCTTGATCAGTTTGAGAATGTTGCCCTCGATACGTTCAAGAGCGGCGATGGTGGATGTATCGTCTTGCAGCGTGGCGTGTACGGCTTCGAGAAGGCGCGTCCTGATCTTGGTCGCGATTTCGGCGTTGCGGATTTCGGCCTTGCGTTGCTCGGATGTCTTGCCTGCTGGGTTTCCGACATCGCCTTTCTTGAAGCGACTATGAATTGGAGGTTTACCGTACGCCATTTTTCCCATCACTCGGGAAATCATTAACAACTGCCTTAACGGCAAGTTCGATGTATCGCGGGATTGGATGCTTGCCGGTTTCGTAGGCTCGGAACGTCATGCGGGAGAGGCCGAGGGCCTCTGCGGCCTGGCGCTTGGATAGGGCGATTGAGATGCGCCATTGGATGAGTTCGTCGGGTGTCATGGTGGCTAATATAGGCCAAAAAAAACCCCGCCACAAGGGCGGGGCTGAGTTGCTGCGGCGGGAGGAGTAAACCGCAGGTTTAAGGTATGTTGCCGTGCTGTTCCTGCCAATACATTTCTGGCAGAGATTGGAATTGGCGTGATCCGATGCGCAAGGCGATCATGCGGAGCGCATATTCGTAGCAGGCTTTGGCGTCGGATTGCCAGTCGTATTTTCGATCTCCAGTTCCGCTAGTTCCAGCCATGATCTGGCTTTGGTTCGACTGTATCCCATGTCCTTGCGCCTGTACGATCTTCGACGTTTCATTGCAGCGAATGCTTCCCATGTTCCGTCTTCCTCTGCATCACGATCTTCTTGGCATCTGATCTTGAGTTCTTTTCTGGCCCATTCGATGGTCATGCGGCATCTCCGAAGTCAAAGAGGCTTCCAGCCTGGGCTTCGACGGATGCGATATTCTTGCACGCCTGTTTCCAATAGGATTCCTTGAGTTCGACGCCGACAAACTTGCGCTTATGTTTGATCGACATGAAACCTTCTGAACCGATGCCCATGAACGGTGAAAGCACGACATCGCCGGGATTTGACCATAGGATCAACGCGCGTTCGATAAGATCAAGTTGCAACGGACAAAGATGTTTCTCGTCTTTGTTCTCTTTTGCCATACGCACGTTGAGCGTGTTGGTCTGCTGAATATCCATCCACACCGGGGATGCCCATTGCTGCCACTGATCGACGGAGAAGTCTTGCGGCGTGTGACCAATCGGCTCAGCATTTTCGCCTGGTGCGCGGAATACGAGAAGGTAATCAGGCATCCCGGTGCGGCTCTTGCTGCTGTCCTTCTGGAGTTGCTTGTAGAGGAGCCCCAACGCCTTGGTTCGTGTCATCTCGACCACTGGGCACTTCCAGATGGTCACGCGGCTATGCAGTGTAAAGCCGTGGCGCTCATGGGCGCGGATGATGTCGCCCGAAAAGTCCTTGATGCCGAGTTTGCCATCCTTCCACTTGCGATATGGGAGATCAGAACAATGGACGGCCACCAGCCGCCCCGGCTTCATGACGCGGGCCATTTCCTCAATCAAAAACTCATAGTGATCGAAGAACTCGCCATCTGAAGACGAATTGCCCATATCGCATTCGCTGTCTGAGTATATAAACAGATCACCGAATGGCGGCGAATAGACAGAGAAGCCGATTGAGTGGTCTGGTATCTGGCGCACAACGTCAACACAATCGCCATTGATTGCAGTGTATGTTTCGCCTGATGCTTGGTTCAGTGCGCGGAATTGTTGAGCCATGACGGAAATCTCCCAATGTATGTTGGATTGTATGTTACTTTATTGGCGTCGGCGCGGTTGACTGCGCGGCGCATTGCTGTTGCCATTGCGGTTCGCATGGCGTCATGGTCTGATGCTTTGCGGTCGATGACACGTCCGATCTGATCTTCTCCTTCTGCTACTGCGATGTGAACATTGACGGGCTTTGTTTGACCGAAACGCCATGATCTACGAACGGCTTGATACCAAGCCTCATATGAGAATGATCTGCCGACAAATCCCATGTTTGGAGCGTGCTGCCAGTTGAGACCAAAGCCCGCAACGGACGGCTTAGTAATGATGACGCGGGCATGACCGAGTGCGAATGCTTCTAAGTTTTCTTCTTTCCGTTCGATTGACATTGATCCGCGCACTTCAACCGCTTCCGGCATGACGGCCTTGACGGCATCGGCTTCGTAGTCTGTGTCAGTCCAGACGATGAATGGATCGGCATTATCTGCCAGAGATGCGATGAGTTCCGCGCGGGACTTGGCCGTCTGGCGCTTTACGTCATGCATGTTGGTGGCGCTGAGATCGGACACGAATAGCGAACCCTCCATAGGCTTGACGTTCGTGCCTGATGCCTTATGGCGGATAACATTCAACGGTGGTAGAATGTAGCGGGAGCCGTCAAATCCCAGATCTTCTGGAGATTGAGCCATTCTTGACCATGATGCCATCCAGTCCCAGAAATCATCTGCGGCGTGGCGCTTGAGCCGCCACTGCTGCGATGCTTCTTTGGTATCGTTTATGAACCAGCGCATGAGCATTTCATTGGCTGGCATTACACCTAGGAATGATGCTTGGTTGCCCAGTTCCATGTGATCATTTGGGGCTGGTGTGGCGCTGGCTGAGAGGCGAAATCTATGGCTAGCAAATAGGCTTACCAGCGCATCGCTTGTTTTTCCGCCGAAGCTTTTGAGGATGGAACTCTCATCAAGCGAAACCGCGCCGAACTCTTGAACGTCCAGTTTGTCGAGGCGGTCATAGTTGCAAATGTTGATGCCGTCGCGGGCTTCCGACTGATCACGGATCACGCGGGCCTCATAGCCTAGCGACCGAGCTTCGCGTTCGATCTGCTTTGCCACCGCCAGAGGCGTCAGGAGAAGCGCCTTGCCGTTGGATTGATCCGCAGACTGTGCGGCCCATTCGAGTTGGCATCGCGTCTTGCCGAGGCCGGTATCGAGATAAAGGCCAGCGCGCCCTTTGCGAAGGCAGAATGCAACGCATTCCTTCTGGAAGTCGAACAGATGATCTGGGAGTGATTTTGGTTCAAATCCGGATGATTTTGCTCGTGGCGCTTTTGACGCCAGAAAGTCTTGATATGTGGTGCTCATTTTTCCTCCTTAATACCGATATGGATGCTTTGGCACTTCAATGCCCATGCGTCTTGCCTTTTCCCTCATCTCGCGGAAGGCCTTCAATTCGTTCTGCCGGATGCGTTCGCGGGTGACGCCATAGTCCTTGGCGATCTCTTCGAGCGTCCTTTCCGATTCGCCGGTGAGGCCGAAGCGGGCTTCGATCATGGCGCGGCGGCGTGGGTGGGTGATGGCAGCGACCAGCTTGGCGAGAAGCGGCTTGTCCACTTCCAGGCTCGATGGTGCGGCGATCTGGGCGAGTTGCTCGGCGTCGATCTCTGCCTCGATGGAGTTGCGGGCGGTGAGCAGGTCTCGCATGTGGTGCGGCCAAAGTTCTTCCGGCTCGATGCGAAGTGCGGAGGAGATGTCCATTGCGAGTTCTGACCAGTCACCATTAGCGATGGGCTTTAGCTTGAAGTTGAGAAGTTCGCCAATGCGTTGTGGCGTGTTGCCGATGAACTTGGCGAACTCGGCTTGTGTGGCGAACCCTGCGGCCTTGATGGCGCGAAGGAGTCTGGCGTTGCGAACGGTGACTTTGACGGCGAAGTCGGTCATTCGGTCCTCGTGACTTTGGTGCCGATGATGCCTTTGAGGCTGATCTTGCGGCAAGTGTAGCGGCGTGGGCGGTAGTAGCGGGCGGCATCGTGCTGGAGCGATTTTGAACTCCGACCGGGAGCGAAGAAGGATTCGCCCACTTCGATAATGCGCCACGGATACTTGGGCGGGCGTCCATTGGGTTTAGGCTGGCTAGTCACTTGGATGCCTCCTCTGCCCTATAAACGATCCAGATCGAACGTGCGCGGGGCGTCAGGTTGCCGATGCTGATGGCCATGTCGGCCATCTTGATGCGGGCGGCTTTGGACTTGGTGTGGCGGCGCATCTCCTCGATGACGAGGGTGGCTTCCTCGCCGGTCTGGGGCGGCTTGCGGGGGCGGGTGGCGAGTTCGGCCATTGCGGTGTGGCCTTTGGCGATGATGTCGTTGGCGCTGGTCATTGGTTGTTCCTATTGGGTGGGTGGGTTGGTGAGGGGGCGCTAGGCCCCTCGGTTAGGCGGCTACCTTGATCCCGCAACCGTCGATGCAAAGCCAGTTCTTTCCGCTCTGGACGAATGCGCCGTTCTTTGCGGCCTTTACCATGTTGATGTGCTTCGAGGTGAGCTTGGTGGCCTTGGTCATGGTGCAAAGGTATACGGTGCGACCTTCAGCCAAGTGCGACTGGATCAGTGCAACGCGGCGGCGCGCCTTGTGCCAAGTGAAAAAGCGGTTTGCCTTCATTTCGCTGTTCTTCATTTCCGTCTCTCCCCTGTTGATGTCCCTTCATCCCATATCTTGCAGAAACTTGCAAGCGTTATGTTGCAGAAAAGTGCAAAAAAGCGCCATCCCGATAAATGCCAATCCTAAGCCTTTGAAATTGCTAGGCTTTTAATTAACGGTGCATATAGCCGTAAGCGCCAAAAACGCCAAAGAATAGCAGATTGGCCTGTGCTTTCAATGGCTTAGGCATTTCACGGCATTAAAGGCAATTAAATGATTTATGGGTGAAGGCGGAAGGGGGGACCCGGACGGGTGGCGTCTGTCCTGTGTGTGGTGTGTGTACTGTAAATGATAATAATATTATAAATCTACTCTCTCTCACAGTACACTAGCAACATCAAGCACTTGCACTGTCCATTTAAGGGTGACGCCTACTCACAGAAATAGCCCAGCTAAATGAAAAGCCCGGATCTCTCCGGGCTCTGTTTTTCGCTTCTGTATTGCGTCTTCTTTACTTTATCCTCCATATATGCATGACGCCATCAATCTTTTTTGTTTTGAACTTTTT